GGATTAGAATCTGGAAGATTAGCAAGGTCAATACAAATATCTTATTACGAAAATCCAAGAACTGGTACTATTGAAGGCGCACGCTTACATATTGTAGGACCCGCTAAAAAATATGCTAAGTTTGTAGAATACGGAACTGGTATTGTAGGACAAGAAACAGCAGACGAATCTGATATGTTTGTTCCAAGAGGTTGGATATACGACGCAAACGAATTAAGCGATTCTGGTTGGCCTTTTAAAAGTAAAACCAGAAAAAAGAATGTAGCCCAAGGACAATTCACTAATTTTTATTGGACCTTCGGACAACCAGGAAAAGCGTTTATGTACCGCGCCTACCTAATGTTAAAAGGTTTTATTAGAGAACCAATATCAGAAGACCCAAAGGGCAATACGATGAAGTGGTACTCAGTTAGATTTGGTACAGAGGATGGATTTAGTCCTTATATCGAAATTAAGAAAAAGCAACCAGCAGGAAAAAGTAAATGATTGATATCGAACAAGAAATCTTTAAAAGAATCAGAGCGGCAATACTTGCTGCGTATCCTGGTGCTGTGGTTTATGGAGAATATGTCTCTAATCCAACATCATTTCCTGCTATAATGGTTCAAGAAGTTCAAAACAACACTTATAATGCTGGACAAACTACCGAAAAGATTGAAAACTTTGGTGTAGTAGCATATCAAATAGATATCTTTACAAATGGAACAACTAAGAAACAAACTTGTAAAAGTGTTGCTAACATTGTAGACGGCATCCTTTTAGGATTAAAGTTCTCAAGAGCAATGCTTAGTAAGATATCAAACGAAGAAGGTGTTGACATATACCACATAGCAGGAAGATACGATGCTATTGTGAGTGACAACTATCGTATCTATGCCTCGTAAAGGAGAAAACTATGGCAATTGATTTATCAACCGCTGGCGTTAAATTATATTACGCCGTCGAAAGTACTGGTGGAACTCGTCCCACTACTTTATCTAGTTATACACAAATTCAAGGATTAAAAGAAATCCCAGAATTAAACCCAGCTCCAGAATCGTTAGAAACGACAACTTTGGACGCATTGGAATACAAGACTTATATTAATGGACTAAAAGATTTAGGTGGAGCCTTAGGGTTTACCTTTAATTTAACCCAAGCATTCGTTACTGCGTGGGAAACGCTTGTTAGCGCTTATAATACTGGTATGGCAGCCAGCCCAGATAAAAACACTTGGTTTGCTATTCGTGTTCCTGGTATTACAAAAGACTTAGTCTTTCAAGGAATCCCAGCCGAACTTGGTATGCCTGGCGTTGCTGTTAATGCTGTGTTAGAACATACTGGTTATATTACTCCCACTGACGAAATTCAATGGGTTACTGCTTTATCGTAATTTAAACGAAAAGGAAAGGAGAATAGAATATGGCAATCGAACTATCAACTGCCGGTATTACTCTTAGCTGGAAAGAAGAAGCTACTGCTGGAACCCGTCCTACAACTGGATATAACATTCTAGAAGGACTTAAAGAAATTCCAGATTTAGCTCCAGCACCAGAATCACTTGAAACTACAACACTTGACGCTACCGAATACAAAACCTATATCAATGGGTTAAAGGATTTGGGTGGTGCTCTTGGGTTTATGTTTAATATGACTCAAGCATTTATCACAGACTGGGACGCACTTATTACTGCTTATGGCACTGCTAAGGCAGCCGGAAAAGAAGTCTGGTTTAAGATTTATGTTCCTGGATTAACCAAAGCCGTTTATTTCACTGGTATTCCATCAGAATTAGGAATGCCTGGTGTTTCCGTAAACGCTGTTTTGGAAATTAACGCCTACATTACACAATCATCTGGATTACTTTGGGCTTAATTAAATTAGGAGGTAATTTATATGGAAGACAACAAACAAATCCAACCGCAACAAAATGTCGATTCGGAAGTAAAAATCATAGAAGCAAAGACTAAAACGGCAAAGGAACAAGCCAGTAAACGAATTGGTTTATGGGGCTTACCTACACTAATCATATTAGTCGGTATGGCAATCTTTAGTTCATTACTATTAGATACCGCAGCCTTACCTGCCGTTATTGGTTTAGTTTCGTCAGTGTCAATGGCTCTAATTACCTTACTACAAGGTATTACAGGAGTCAAGGATGATTCAGCAAAAGCAGAAAAAACTAAAATTGGTGTAGATGCTGATGGGGTTAAGGTTAGTTCCCCAGACACGGAAATTACTACTAAAAACGAAAAATAAGTACTCAAAAGGAGAGAACTAATGTTTACATTAAACGGAAAACAACACAAAGATATCGAGTTAACTTTCAACGATGTTTGCGACTTACAAGAAAAAGGCGTAGACCTCACTGCTATGAACCCAAAGAACGCATTGCCTACTATTAGAGCAATTATATCACTGCGCTTTGGTGGTAACGAACAATTAGCCGGCATTGAAATCGAACAACACCTAATTAATGGTGGAACGTTTGAAGACTTAGCCGAAATCGTTAAAAAAGCAGTGGAGGGTAGCGGTTTTTTTCAAGCACTCCGCAAGAACCAGGCGTCGTAAACTCCAAAGAATTAGAAGTAAAAAGAGTAGACTTAAAAAGTCAAAAAGTTAGTTTAAAACAATATATCGAAGAAGAAGTTCTCCCCGAAGCACTAAGGGTTGGTGTCCCATACGAATTATTTTGGGACTTAAATCCAAAAAAATTAAAACCATTCTATAAAGCATTTAAAATAAAAATGGATGATATAAATAGTGAACACTGGTTGCTTGGAGCTTATGTATATAACGCAGTCCTTGCTACCTCACCTATTTTTAATCCATTTGCCAAGAAAGGCACTAAACCCTTACCTTATTTAGATAAACCATTTGAATCAAAGGAAAAGGGTAAAATTGCCGAATCAAAGGCAGAAAAGATTCCTGCACACATTAGAGCAGAGCAAGAAAGAATACGAGCATATATGTATTTAAACGCTTGGGCGAAGGCAACTAATAATCAACGAAAGAAGTAGGAGGTAGGTATGGCTAAGAAGGATGAAAAAATATTCCAGCAAATAGCATTAGACTCAGATGTCGCTGCTAAAGCCTTAGAAAGACTTACCGATTCTATTCAAGTCCTTGACCAAGTTGCTAACGATTTACGAGATTTAGATAAAATTGCTGGTGGTATCGAAGCCTTAGGAAAAGGCTTAGAAATAATGAAAGAGCTGCCAGCAATCACAGCTCGTGTAAACTCTGTTAAGTTTGGAGCATTTGGAGAACAAATTGAAAAACTTGCGGAAGCCATTGAACCTTTAAGAGGATTTACTACTCAGGCAACTGGGTTGGTTAACGCTCTTGGAAAAATACAAGATGGCGTAAGCAGTGTTAAAGGAACTAACTTTACTAAATTCCCAGAGCAAATGGAAAAACTTGCTGGGGGTTTAGCAAAGTTAAATATAGTACAAGCGGAAGTTGGGGCTGTTATTGATGCCCTTTCTAAAATTAAAACTATTGTTAAGGATGTTAATTCCTTAAATGTTCAAGTCAAAGGTAAATCAGCCTTTGATTATTTAGCCGTTAGCATTCAAAACTTAACAACGGCTATGATGCCACTTAATAACATTAAGAGCACCTTAGGCGCTGTGTTAAGGGAATTACGCCGTTTTGTAGCAACTGCTAATAGTTTAAAAGCAATGGATATGGGCGCATTTGGTCAGTCTATTATTCAGATACAAGCAGCCCTAACTGGTTTATCACAAGTACAAGTAGGTGAATTTGATAGAATTGCTAAAGCACTAAGAACATTAGTTAATTCATTTAAAATGCTTGGAGAAGATGTTGGAGCCGCTGGTTTACAAGCATTTACTCAGAACTTTGGTCCAGTAGTTCAAGTATTAGGACAACTTGGCGCATTACAAAACAACGACTTTTCAGTTATTGCTAGAGCAATTAAAGTATTAATACAAGCCATTAATGATTTAGGTGTAATGGACCCGAAAGTCCTTGAATCATTTAATACTGGTATTTTAAAAGTTGTTGATGGTTTAGCAACATCATTACAAAAGTTAGTTGGAGTTGATACAAAAGGATTTGCTACACTTGTTAGAAACTTAGCAAGATTACCAGATTTAATTAATCAATTTAATAGTATTGACCAACCAAGTTTAGACCAATTCTTACAAAAGATTCAACTATTAACAGCAACTCTTGGACCTCTAGAAGAAAGACTTGCTAATAGTGTTAGTTTAATTAAAAAGATGCCCAGAAGTTTAAATTCTGGTCAAACAGCGGCAGAAAGAGCAGCAAAGGGTTTTGGAAAACTTAATACTTCTCTCCTTGGGTTAAAGCAATTACTCGGCTTTGGTGGTATTACCTTTTTTATCAGACGTTTGGCTACATCCCTTTCTAAGGCATTTAAAATTAGTAACGACTTCGTTGAAACCTTAAACTTGTTTGCAGTTTCATTAGGACAAAACGCAATTGCTGCAAGAGACACCGTCAGTGAATGGCAACGCATTATTGGGTTAGACCCAGGAGAAGCAATGGAAGCTTGGGGTGAATTTAACCTCTTGCTAAAAGGTTTTGGAGACGATAGCCCAGAATGGATTAGAGCATCTTATATGATGTCTCAAAACCTAACTCAATTAGCATATGACTTAGGCTCGTTATATAACGTCGATCCTTCAATAGCATTTACTAAATTAATGAGTGCTATCTCTGGTATGACACGCCCACTACGCGAATGGGGGCTTGATATTAGTGATGCTTCTTTAAGTGCTTTTGCTTTAAGTCGTGGAATTACCAAGAGTGTTGATTCAATGACCCAAGCAGAAAAAGCTCAACTTCGTTATTTGTTAATTATGCAGAAAACTTCCGAAGAGTACTTAAATGTTCAAGGTGACCTTGCCAGAACTTTAACTACTCCAGGAAACGCACTTCGTATTTTAAGGCAACAATTTACACAACTTTTCCGTGCGTTAGGTGATTTTATTAGCCCAATGGTTAGTATGGTTTTACCTTATGTTGCGGCTTTTGTTAAGGGAATGATTGTTGTATTCCAAGAACTCGCTTTATTTTTACAAGAGCTTACTGGTTATCAACCAAGAACCCTTGAAGACTTTGTTGAGGGGGCAGAAGGAGCAACCGACGCTACCGACGATGCCACTGATTCGGTTGAAAGTTACGACGAGGCTATTAATAGTTTAATTAGTGGTATTGATAAGTTTACCACATTAACAAAAGGTAAAGGAAGCGGTGTTGGCGACATTTTTATTACAGAAGAAGATTTAGCAGCATATGAATTTGCCCCTATTTCTAACGCTGTTGATGAATTAGTTTTTAAGATGCAAGATTTCTTTGATTTTGTTAAAGGCGCTTTACAAGATGCAGCAAAGTTTGTTGATAGTTTAAACATTACTTTTGAAGGATTAGTTGAACTGGCTAAAACATTAATTACTATTGGAATCACAAATTGGCTAATAGGTTTAAGCACTGGTATTGCTAATGCTACTATTAGTTTAACAGCGTTTAATAGCGCAGCCACAGCAGCTATTGGTATTTCTGGTATATTACAAACTGCTGGTATTTTCTTATTGGTTTATGGGTTTATGAAACTTGGTGAACTAATTAATGGTTTAATTAAAAACTGGGATAGCCTAAACACAGTCGAAAAAATTGGTGGTGTTATTTTTGCTACACTTGGAGTTGCTATAATGTTACTCTATGGCAAGTTCTTATTACTTAATACCGCATTAGGACAAACAATTATAGCCTTTGGAATTCAGTTATTCGCAGCTCTTCAAAGAGTTGTTGGAATGATTATAGGAAAAGTAATACACGCATTACTAACTTTAAAATATAACCTCATCTTTGGAACGCTTAGTGCTTTACAACTTGCGGCAGCCATTGGTTTATTAGTACTTGGGTTTGCAGCCTTGGCTTTTGGTTGGAGTGAAATGAGTGGAGCAGAAAGATTTATAGCAATCTTCTTTGGTTTGGCGGCAGCAATTTTGGCAGCAGCAATAGCCATTGGTGTATTCCACGCTTCTTGGACTATGGGTATAGCGGCAGCAACAATTGCTGGTGGGGTTGCCTTAATTATGGCAAGTATGGGTGGGGTTAGTAGAAAGATTGAACAACTTAACCAAGCTCCTCAATTAGCAAAGGGCGGCTTACCAACTATGGGCTCTGTGTTTATTGCTAACGAAAGAGGACCTGAATTAGTGGGTTCTTTTGGAACTGGTCAAAAGTCCAACGCTGTTGCTAATAACGATATGATTGTTGATGCTATTAAACAAGCATCTTACGCAGGTATGGTTGAAGCCATTAGACAAACTAACGGCGAAAATGGTGGTCAAAAACTTGTTTTAGATGGAAGCAAACTTAACGATAACGCTTTAGCAAGAGCGATATTACCAGCGTTACGCTTAGAAGTTAAAAGAAATGGTGGTGCTTTTTAATGGCTAACGAATTAAAAAATGGTTCTAATAATACTGGCAGAGTGTCGGTTGTTGTAGGAGTTACTACTTTCGATATTAATAAGATGGCATCTAACTTTAAAGCAAAAAATGTTTTAACTTACCAACAAGACCCATCAAGAACTAACGATTTTACATTACAAAACAGAGATATTGAAGCAAGATTTATTCCGACCGTTGAGTTTAACTTTAATTATCTAGCAGCCGCTGACTACGCTAGATTTATACAATTAGCAAATAGTAAGGGTTTCTTTGTTGAATACTATGACTACGAAATACAAACTTGGGTAAAACGAAGAATGTATATGACAGACACATCTATCGAAAACATTAGAAATATCGGACCAAATTACGAAGGCGCTCTTGGAGCAAAAGTTACTTTTGTTAGTGTTTTTGGTTATCAGTATTGTGAAACAACAGACGCAAACTTTACTTCTAATAATAAGTTCCATTATTACTATGTGTTTAGCAACGCAACTGAAACAAGGGAGTCTGCATAATGTCTAACGAAATTAAAGCAAAACTTTATTTTGATAACACCTTAACACCATCTGTTGTTACAAATGCTGGTTCTTATACTGGAAGTTGGCAATACGATGGTCCTGGTAAAGCAATTAATTCAAGTGGTGGTTCTTTTACTAATGTTTATATTCTAACTAAAGATAACTACCTTTACTACGAAAAAAGAAAAACAGCAACACAAAGCAGTCTTTCTTGGGATATTAGAGGCAGTATTAATACAGTCGCGGGAGCTCTTTACACTAATTTTGGTATTATAATTGGTCATTTAGATTGGGTTGTTTCGCCAGTAACACAGGACAAAACATATTTAGAAAAAACCAATGGTATTAGTATTGGTTTTTCAACAAGTAATTATCCAACCAACCTAGAAATAATATATGAATTTGTTTTAGATAGTAACAGAACAGGAAGTGTTACTACTTATTCAACCACTTATACTAATAGTAGCAGCCTATTTAGTGTTAATTTTTATGATAACCAAACAATAAAGAACTATTATAATACTGGTTATATTTTAAAAAAAGCGACGGTTAATTTTAAAAATTGGGTTGCATCCCTTAGACCGACGGTAACTTTTGTAGCTCCTTATCTAATAAAAGAATACACTTTTGATAATGGGCTGCTTGGATTTAAAAGAGGAACAGAATCAACAACAGATAATAGTGTTCCTACCTATGGAATTATTCCTTCTTATGGGGAACTAAGAATATACGATAAACAACAGGAAATGGAACAATTTGGTGACTGGGGTGTTTTTAAAAGTAGAATTAAAGTAAAACTTTACATAGAAAATAATTTTAGTATTCAATTATTAGTTGACGATTTTAATTATGACCAACACGCAAGAATTATTACTTTTAACTTAACGGATGACCTAATTGATTTACAACAAACAAGATTTAAAGGTTCTACAAAAACCATAACATCAAGAACGCTTGATTGGGTATTTTTAAATGTTTTTAGCCAAACAACAATCAATCCTCTTATTATTATGAACCCCTTGTTTTATAACCCTACCAGAACAACTGCTTTAGCAAGCGTTATGACAAGCACTACTATTTCAAGTTTTCACTTACAAGAAAGCTCTTCGTGGGATGCAGCAAATAAGTTTTTAAGAACTTGTGGAGCTGTGATGTGGAAGTCGCCAGAAGAAAGCGCAGTGTCTTCAACTGGTTATATTCTTAGACAAGTATTACAATTAAGTGAAGTTATTGTTCCAATAACAACAGGCAGATATGTTACAATACCACCACAAAGAATTATCGAAGCGCCTACAAAAACCTTTATTAATAAAAACTATATTAATGGAGTTGAGTACGACTTAAAAACTCTTATTTTAAGTCAAGACTCTACCATTTTAGAAACATCGGTGCTTTTCTTTGATTTTAAAACAAATAGTACTATCTATCCAAGCACTACTAATATTCGAGATTTTACTTTTTTAAATAATCTTTTGTCGTATGGTGAAGGAAATCTTCCAGACACCGGATTACAGACGCCTATTGAACCCTTTGTTAACGAAGCCACTACAACATCACAAACTACTTTTTCAAATTGGGGATTTGGTGTATTTTCAACATCACCTGCTGTAGCATCTGTTAATTCTTTACAAAAACCTATCTTAGGAAGTACCTCTTCTTATATTACATCACCTTTAAAGGCAGAGCCACAAAAACTAATTAAACCAGCAGACCTCGCTCAGTTTATTGGAACAATTAGTTATAGGAATAAAGTTATAGATTTGGCTTCTGGTGGATTCAACAGAGACCTTAATACCTATTTGAGTTCGTCTATTTATTCGGCAACCTCTGTTACAGAAACTATTTTATCAGATGGTAGAATAGAATTTTCTTATTCTTTCTCTACAAGTAACAGATTAACTATGTTTGTAGAAGCCGATGTGCAGGTCTATGTTCCACCATCCGGTCCTAATCAGTATTACGCAATTCCGCCTGTTAATTCTATTACTTTTGTTCCTCAATTAGATATTAAATTAACTGGTCCAAACTACGAAATAAAGAATGTTACAACGCTTGTTGGAGAAGAAAGAAATGTTTTTACTTTAGAAACAAACGAACTTATGATGCAGGATTCTTTAAATAGTGGGGTTCCAGTAGCTACCAGATTAGTTAATTCGATATTAGGAAATTATAATATCGGAAGAGAAACAGCAGAATTAACTTGTTTAAACCCATCAGCAGATTTCCCATATTACCAAACAATTGATGGTGGGTCAACTACTGAAATCTCTTATGTAAACTTGGGCAGGTCTTTCCGTCCTGGATTAACAATTATACCACAAGTAACAAAGAATGGGGTTGTTCAGCCATTATCTAAGAAACCTGATGGAACACCAAAAAGATATACAATAACTAATGTTGAATTTGAACACTACGGAAGAGCTATTGTTAGATTAAAAATGATTGAAGAAGGTCCAGGAGCTTTATCGGTTTAATCTTAAAAATGACACATAGTTTATTAGAAAACTACATATAATATAAGGAGGATAGTATATATATGATGAAAGTAAGTGGAACTAAAATATCATTAACCAGAGGCGACTCTGCGATTATTTCGGTTGCTTGTACAAATGGTACAAACCCATTCCCACTAACAGCAGGGGATACAATTTACTTTACAATTAAAGCAAATGCTGGTACTACTACTAAATTAGTACAAAAGGTTATTACAACCTTTACATCAGGAAAAGCCAACATAACCCTAAACCCAGCGGACACCAAACCATTAGCCTATGGTGATTATTTATACGATGTTCAATTAACTCTTAGTACGAACGAAGTTATTACAATAATTGCCCCATCTAGATTTACTATCTTAGAGGAAGTAACATATGAGTAGTATTAATAGTACAAGTATTATTGGCTCCGTTGTTAATGCTTTAACTATTTCGGTTGCTTTACCTATACAAAACCAGTTAGAAATTACTGCTAATTTTGCTATACCATTTAGTAACTCAGCAAGGTTTGTTGGATACGACAACACGGATTCTGGGTTAGTCGCAGAGAATGTTCAAGATGCTATCGACGAATTAGTTGAAGAGTTAACACAGGAAAGTTGGATATACACAGCAGAAGAAGAACCACCAGACCCAAGTCTTGGATACATTTGGTTTAAAATAACATAAAGAAAAGGAAAAAATTATGGAACAAATAAAACAAGAGCCACAAAGCAAAAAAGACAAGACCGCAGAGTTAGTAGAAAACCTTAGAGTTTCTGAAATTAATAATAGGAACTTAGCAGCCGCAATTGATGCGAAAGATAAAGAAATCATACAAATTAGAAACCAGTTAATTAAGTTAGAGTTAGAAATAAAAAATAACAAAATTGCGGTTGACAACAATAATTTAAAAGATGCTGAAATCACAAACTTAATTGGAAAACAAGAAACATTTAAAAAAGAACTAAAAGAAACTAAAACATTATTAGATGAAAATAAAGGAATTGTTGAAAGACAAAAAGAAACCCTTGCTAACCAAGAAAAACAACTTAAAAAATATGTCGAGAGTTTAAATGCGTACATTGCTGGGTTTAGAGCACTTATGAAGAATGTACAAGGTGGTCTAGAGTTGGCAGTTGAATACGAAGCTATCATTTCAGAAAAACTGAAATAGGAGGAAACAAAAATGGCTGAAAACAAGAATATTACATTGAAGCGGTTTAACGGAACGGATTATGATACATTGTTCCCCGCTACTACCCCAGGACAAGTACAAGGACTTTTAAGTGGAGGTAAAATTGACCCCGCCTTGTTACCAAACTCGGTATTTGATTCGTTATACTTTTTTAATACATTTGCTTCTAATACTAATTTAAGTGCTTTGGCAGCAGCCGCTATCGCAGATGCAACAACGCGTTCGGCAATAGGTTACTATTGGGTTTCAACTGCTGCTGTAACACTTACCGCAGATACGGTTACAAGTGGTACTTATTATACGACAACTTTTAGTGCCGCAGATGGAACAGTTGCTCCAGGATCGACCCCACTTGAAATTGGTGACTGGGTTGTTTTAACTAATCTAACTGGTGCTGGAACTGTTAGCTCACCTTATTTAGTAAAGTTTGCTGTTGTTAATAATACTTATGAATTGGCTACAACATCCACTCCTGGTATTATGTCCGCAGCTGACAAAACTAAATTAGATGGTATTGCCGCAAGTGCGAACAACTATGTTCACCCTGCTTACACCACTCGTTCAATTGATACAGATGGAGTTGATGTACTTGACGTGTTTACATCAGACGCCATTGGTAGTGTAACTAACATTACCAAGAGAACTTTACCAACAGCAACCACCTCACTTCCTGGTGTTATGAGTGCTGCAGATAAAACCAAACTTGATGGCATCGCTACAAGTGCTAATAATTATGTTCACCCAAATCACTCTGGTGATGTAACGTCAGTTGGTGATGGCGCTCAAACAATCGCTGCAAACGCAGTTACTAATACTAAATTAAATGATATGGCAGCTAACACCATCAAAGGTCGTATTACTGCTTCAACTGGTGACCCAGAAGATTTAACGGCAGCACAAATAAGAACGATTATTAACGTCGCAGATGGTGCTAATAACTATACCCATCCAGCATATACAACTCGAAGTATTGATGCAGACGGTGTTGAAGTAATAGACACCTTTACAAGTGATGCTATTGGTAGCGTTACCGGAATTACAAAAAGAACCTTACCAAACGCGAGTACATCTTTGCCTGGCGTAATGAGTGCAGCCGACAAGACAAAACTTGATGGTATTGCTGCTGGCGCTACTGCCTATGTATTGCCTTTAGCAGCTGCCGGAACTCGTGGTGGGTTACAACTTGGATTTACCTCTACTGAAGTAAACCGTGCTTTACTATTAGCATCCGAAGCAGGTTATATTGCCTTACCAAGACAAATTCCAGCAGTGACTTTAAATGGTTCTGCTTCTACAGCTCCAAGCTTCTATGCTCCTACTACTTCTGGTACAGCCGCAAGCACAACACAAACTAAACAGTTTGCGTTGGCTGGTGGAACAAGTGTTGCCCCAGTATGGACAGATATGCCCAAGTTTTACTACAACGATACCGAAGCAGCAGCAACAACCGCTGGTGTTACATTAGGCGATATTTTATTTGAATTTTAATTTTAGTTTTATAATACTATTAGAAAGGAGTAAAGTAGATGCCAACCCCTATTAAGTTGAAAAGATATACTGGTAGTGCTTATGAAATACTACAACCAGAAACAACTTGGTCACAAGTTACCGATAAGCCGTCTACTTTTACTCCGACCGCTCACACGCATTTATCGGCAGATATCACAGATTTAAAAAGTAATTTAAAGTATTTATACATATATGGGAAAGCACAATCAGCGATTACCAAAGGACAAGCCGTGCAATTTGCTGGTATTCAAGGCGACCATATCTTAATAAAAGCAGCGGTGCCAAGTGAAATCAATGCAAATCCAGATTACTTTATTGGTTTAGCAGAAGCAACACTTGCGACAGATGACTTTGGTTATGTTTTAACGCAAGGTGAATTAGTTGATGTAAATACATCTACATATACAGCAGGTATTATTTGGTTTGCAAGTGCAGGTTCAACAGCAGGCGCTTTAACGGCGACCGAACCAACCGGAACAAATGCAAAGATACAAGTAGGCGCAGTGACGAAAGTTAATGCAAGTAGTGGTATTATCTTAACAAGAATGCATATATTCGGTGTACATATAGCAGACATTATTGCTTCTGGAACACCAAGTGCAACCACCTTTTTAAGTGGTAACGGAACTTGGGCTACTCCAGCTGATGATACCAAACTACCTTTAGCCGGTGGCACAATGACTTTATCAGGTGGAACTTTAAGTAATGGCATATATTTTAATACTGCACAAACTTATATTGGACCCAGAATAAGAGGGTCTGTTCAAAACTTACAAAGAACTTATTACACAGACTCATACACAATATGGGACGCTGGTAACGATGGTCCTGGTTCGGGATTAGACGCAGATACAGTCGATGGTATTGAAGCATCTTCTTTCCCAATTGCCGTAAAAGCGGTTAAAACAACTTCAACATCGGCTGGTTCTGGAGTAACACCAGTAAGTGCTATTACATTTTCTTTAGACGCAAACTCAAACTATGCTATTAACATAAATGGAATGTGGTCTAAATCTTATGGTGGTGCTGGTTCTTTCGGAACGGTTGTTAGCATTGCAGTTGATAATGCAACAGGAACGCCTACTTGGAATGGTGTTTACGAATGGGCTGCTTCGCCATCAGCAACTTCTTTAACAATCGAAAGTGAATCTGCTAACATCACAACTTCTACAACTGCACACGGCTGGACAGCTGGTGTTAGTACAGCAAGCGTATCTGCTTCTTTTTTTAGAATTAATGGGCGTATTTTTACAGGAACCACTACAAAGACATTAACGCTTTATGTTGCTAAAAGTGCTGACCAAACAGGCAGTGCTGTTATTAATTCTGCCAATGGTGTAGCAATTAAATTGTAATGGATTAATCATATGAACATTATAAAAAAAGGACGCTTAAGAGATTTAAAAGAATTACTTTTTAAAACTGATTTTAAAATTATTAAATGTTACGAAGCACAATTACTCGAAGAAGAAATGCCTTATGACTTTAAAGAATTAATTTCTTTACGAAGATCTTGGCGTGAAGAATTAAATATACTTCAAGAAGAATTAGATATTTTTCAAGAAGAATTAGATAATACAAATGATGGCAAATAGCCAAAGAAAGAACAGGAGTAACTACTTTATAGATGAAAGATATCGTTGTAACATTACCACAAGAAGTAACCGAAATTAAGATACTATTATTAGGAGATGTTCATAAAGGTTCAAGAGAATTCAACGAAGAACTCTTTTTAGAGACCATTGAAACGATTAGAACAACCCCTAACCTTTATGTTATCTTAATGGGCGACTTAATTGATAACGCTCTTAAAACAAGTAAGAGTGATAGTTATTTAGCCACAGAAAGACCACAAGAAAGTATGCAGTGGATTATTGATAAACTCGATAAGATTAAAGATAAACTACTTGCCTGCACTAATGGTAATCACGAAGATAGAACTGAACGAGATGTTGGTATGGACTTAACTTGGTGGTTGGCTAAATCACTTGGTATTGAAGAACGTTATTCAAACGGACCATTTATTCTATTTGTTAGTATGGGTAAGAACCAAGGACGTGATGGTGTTTACCACACATTTAGTATTTATGGTACGCACGGAGTAAGTGCTGGTAATGTTAAAGGGCTACAAAATATGGGTGGTGTAGTAGTTAACGCTGATGTTTATGTTATGGGTCATAGTCATAAACCAGTTATGTTTCCAGAACCACGCATTGTTGTAGATACAGCAAATAAGAAACACAAAATTATTGACCCATTATTTATCAATGGCGCATCGTTTTTAAACTTTGAGGGTAGTTATGGTGAAGCAAAAGGATATAAACCAAACAGCCAACGCAAAGTTATTATTAACCTAAAAACAGGATACGCAACAAAATCAACGAGTTTAGAAATGATGTAGGAGGAACTTTTATGGACGCGCTCGCTTTTTTATCGGCATTAGGAACTACTTTAGCAACCTTTACTGGATTGCTAATTACCTATAAAAACATTGTTAGGGAATTAAAGAAGAATAAAGAAGAACGCTTTAATCAAATTAACGAGAACATTACTGGTCTTTTTAAAGAGGTTACTGGTATTAAAAAGGAACTTGGTAGACTAAGAAAAGACAATTTAGATACAGAGTTAGATAGACTGCGTGAATCTATTATGTCTTTTAGCGACCGACTAAGAGTGAGAGAGAAGTTAAACTACAACTTAAAGGAAAGCGCTTTTCAGATTGTATTTGAAAACTTTGAGAAGTATAAAAAACTTGGTGGTAATGGTTTTATAGAACAAGAAATGGACTTTATAGAAAGAGCATTTAAAGAAATAAATCAGTAGTTATAATGGAGGGTGTGTATAAAATAATAAAAATACACATATAATATAATATGGAACAAATTAAATGTCCCATCTGTGGCAGCATAGACTTAATAGACATTGTTAGAGGTTTAGAAACAAACCGAAAAAAATCGTTAAAGTGTATTACTTGCGGCAGGGAGTTCAAAAGAAAGGAAGAAGAAAAAGATGAAAAAGTTTCTAAATAGAGTTGGATTAATTCTTAAACACATTCTTGCTATCTTTGTTGATTTAATATTCCCAGTATTAGATTTACTTGAAGCGTTGTTTTTAGTTATCCCTCTACCACAAGCAAAGCTTATTGTGGTTAAACTTGAAGCATTTGAGTTGATTTTGATTAACTTTGTTAATGTATTAAAAGAAGTTAACCAAGTTGTTGAAAAAGAAGGAGTTAAGTAATGCCAGATTCCACATTAAAGCGTGTGGGTGTAAGTGGTTATAATAAACCTAAACGCACCCCAAGCCACCCCACAAAGTCGCACGTTGTTGTAGCCAAAGTAGGAGATAAAGTTAAAACTATCCG